AGAAGATTTATAATCCATATAGTTTTGCACCATCTCGTTACCGATTGGTTCTAAAACATCATCTGGTAAAATATCTGCTAGGTTATCAAAGTGTGCTTCTGTGCCTGGCACATTGATTGTGCCTGGTTCAAAGTCTAATGTTACACCGCCATCTTCTTCTGGTGTAACTTCAATTTTTGGATTTTCTTGTTCTTCTATTGCATCCTGAACTGCAACTTCTTTTACTTCCTCTTCTGCAGGAACTTCAAGTTTAGTTTTAACGTTCGGGAGTCCTTTTTCTATTTCTGCCATATATTACTCCTGTGTTTTGATACCACGTTTTAATAGTCCTGACAACCCTTGTGAATCAGGATTCATTGACCTTATTTGTGGACCTTTGTTAATACCAGCTAGTTTGGCAATACCACCGCCTGCTAAATTGGCCACTCCTCCCGCATCTGATATCGCTTTCATTTGGTCTTGTTGTTTTAAAAAATCTTGTATTTCTGGAAAACTCATTCCTGTATCTTTTTGTGTAATACCTGCTAAATTTAAAATTGTTTGAGCGTCTGATATAGAAGTTGTTGGAAATGCTTGTTCCATTTGTTCTTGTCTTTTTTTCAATCTTCTTGCATCAGCTTCTTTACTTTGAGCCATAAATGGTGCCATTCTTCTGCCACGTTCTGCCATAGCAAAGTCCTCACCTTTTGCAAATTCTTTTGCACGTTCAGCTTCAACATCTATTTTTGTTTTTGGTCCTAATAAATAATTTAAGTATGACTGACCTAAAGCTTGTTTGATAGGCACACCTTCATCCATAAATTTATTCGCAGCAACTCCACCTTCTATTAAAACTTCACCAGCTATAGCAGCTGGACCTAAAATATTTTTTAAAAGTCTAGCGGTTTTTACTGATTTAGATAGTTTACGAAAATTGGCTTGATCACCAGGTGTTAATTTACCTGGATCACCTTTTAATTTTTCTATTCCTTTTGTAGCACATGCTGTTAAATTTTGACCTTTGTTAAGTCCAATACGTCCACCCATCATTTTACCTGGGCAACCTATTGCTGCGAGTCTATTTAAATCAGTTTTAGCAAATTTTAGTATTTGTTTTCCTTTAGGTGTTGATGGTGTTTCACCTTTTAGTGTCATACCTGGTTCTTGTGATATAGCTAAACTTGGATTAGGTAATTTTTCTTTAACCATAATCCCTGGTTCAAAGGCTGTTCTTCTAAAAGAAAATCTTGTTTTAAAATTTTTAAACTCAGGATATTTTTGTCTTAACGCTCTGTCATTTTTTAAATAATTAGTTGCTGCTTTTTGTTTTTCTAAAGGTGATGCATTAACGTCATCAAAAACTTTTGTAAATGATTCCATTTCTTTTATTAATGGATCTTCAAAAAGTTTTGCCATTTTTCTATTTGGACTGCCTGGTATATACATTGTATTTTTTAAATCAGTTAAACTTTCTTTAAAACCTGCGTGATGAAAATTTAATCCAGTTTTTTTTGGTGCAGCTAATTCTGTTTCAAGAGAAGGACTTGATTTTGTTTTTGTAAGATCACTTCTTTTCTTTGCTGCTTTTTTTCTAGTTTCTTTTACAAAACTTTCACGACCTGTAGTTTTAAATTTTAATTTATTTTTATACTCATCATATTCTTTTCTTGTAATATATTGAGTTCCACCTTCTTTCTTCTTCACATAAGAACTTTCGGCTAACAAATCTTTTGGATTTCTTTCAACACTTTTTCCTTTTTTTAAAACAGGAGGAGCGTTATTAATTGCTTTTTGAACTTCTTTTAAAGTTCTTATTGAACCATACTGATTTTTTCCCGTAGGATTTTTAATCACACCTTTTTTTGTAAAACCAGGATTACCTTTTTGAAAACCCATGCCTGTTTTAGGATCAGTGCCTCCTATTCTAAAAGGTATTCGTCCACCATCAGCCTGTGGGTTACGTTCTTCAAACTCTCTAAATGGGTTCTCTGGTCTTTTTATATCTTTACCTGTTTTTACAGGTGGTTGATCAAAACCAAACTTTCTAACTTTTTTAGGGGATGTTAGATATCTGTTTACTTCTTTGAGAATAATTGGAGTAAGTTTTAAACCAGCCATTACTCTCCTAACATCATTGCGATACCACCGCCAGCTAGTTTACCTCTTGCAATTTTTTCTAAACTTAACTGATCAACGTTACCACCACCTTGTCCTACTTCTTCTACAATTTCTTGAATACTATTTGGCTCAATACCATCTTCAACATCTTTCATCTTACCATCTCTATCTGGTCTGACTGTAAGTTCTTCATACTCATCTGGTGGTGTTCTGCCTTTCGTCATTTCATCAGCCTGACCTTTTCTAAGTGTCATGACTTCTTCTTCATAATTAAATTCAGGATCTCCTTTTCGTTTTACAATTGTCATATCGCCTGTTGTAATATCTTCTTGTAATGAATAATTTTTATAATCAATTTCTTTAACTCTTGATTGTGTAGTCACTTTTGATTCTCTACCTAGTATTTTAATTTTTTCTGCTAACTCAAAAAAATATGATGGAGGTGTGGTTGTTGATTTTTGCACAACTTCTTTTGCAACTTCTTTACCTGCGCCTTTACCCATTCCTAAGAATCCTGATTTAAGAGCTGCAATACCAGCGCCTGCTCCACCCATTAATTTTAAAAATGCACGCTTTGTCATACCTTTGGCTAAACCAATACGTCCACCCTCTGCTTTTGGTTCACCTCTTGGGTGTTTACCTGTTCTTTGTATTTCTAATATTTCTTCAAACGATTCATCACCATAAAGTTTTACACCTAGTTGGTCTTCCATAATCTTATATGATTTTTTAGCTCCAGGTGATTTTAATGCATCAACCATCTCTTGACCTTTGCCTGGTCCTTTAGCTGCATCATATGTTTCTCTAACTTTTTTACCAAACTCTGGTGAGTCTTGAATCTGTCTACCACCCATGATACCTTTAGATGTATCAATGGCTTTACCTTCCATATCAACAACTTTGTTCATGTCTTTAAATCTTTGAACTGCTTCTTGTTGAATTTTTATTTTCTCAAGGCCATCTGGATCTCTACCAGCAACTGATCTAAAACCTCTCGTCAGTTGACGAATCATATCAGCTATTGTCATTCCAAATTTTATTGCCATTATTTAACCTCTGCTTTTTTAATTGCAGTTTTTAATCTTTTTGGAGCACCAACTCTATCTTCGGTTGAAAACTTAAATTTTAATTGTCTAACATCTCTTTCGTCTTTTTTTGGTTTTTCAAATTTTTCACCAAATAATTTACCTTGCCCTCTTTTTCTAGGCATTTTAGGTTTATATGAAAAACCTTTTAAAGGTCCACCCACATAATCTATGTTTGTTTTTTCTCTTCCAAATTTATCTATTGTTTTTCTTTTTATTGGAACTTTTCCAGCTTTTTGTAAATCAGAAACTTTTCTGCTTTTAACTGCTCTACTTTTTTTAAGTTTCATGATTGCGCCCATGCCTTTTGTGATTATACCCATATTAATAATAACTCCTTTTAATTTTTTCGACTTTTTCGTCGACGTAGTCTTCAGGGTGTCCGATCAGACCGCCCTGTCTGAATCGCATAATCGCTTGGGTTGTACTATCAACCAAGTCGTCATGATCCCCAAACGGAAACGCAGCACATTCTTCAATGACTTCTTCTGCAAATTTCTGATCAGGTGCATATATAATACCAGATTCAAACAAAGGTGCAACAGCATTCACACGAGCATGCTTGTCGTTTCCTTTTGATGGTGTGAAGTTTACAACGGGTATATCCATCTTTCTCAACTCATATGTGAGAGGTAAACCTGATGCTTTTGCCTCAACTATAACTGTTTCTGGCATCCAGTATTTATATTGTTCAAGGGCCAATCTCCTAAGTTCTGGGAACTCGTACCTACCTTTGATAGCATCTAATAGTATCAGGCAGGCTCCACTATCTTCACTAGGATACCAAATACCCCAAGTGGTGATGGCTGAGTAGTCTGCTGTTTCTTTTTTCAAGAAAGCTGTATCGTACGATTG